CTATTAGAAACTTTAGGTAAGTCAGATGATATGTACCAAGAGTTTTTTGATATACAAGCGATGTCAGATAAACATGATTATCTTACAGATTTTAACATGAATACAAAACATGACATGGCAAAGACTATGGCAGTCTATAGTGGGTTTACTGAAGGAGTGCAACTATTTAGTAGTTTTGCGATACTTTTAAATTACCCTAGACATAACTTGATGAAAGGTATGGGACAGATTGTTACATGGTCAATTAGAGATGAAAGTCTGCATGTAGAAGGCTTATCAGAATTATTTAGAACTTTTATGAGAGAGAATCCAGAACTGTGGACTGATAAATTAAAGTATGAAATTTATTGTGCTGCGGAAAGGACGGTAGAATTAGAAGATAAATTTATCGACATCTGTTTCAATAAAGTTTCAGTACCAGACCTAACTGCGACAGAAGTAAAGGAATATATCCGATACATTGCCGATAGAAGATTACTCGGTCTGGGTATGAAGGCTATCTTTAAAAGCACGGAGAATCCGTTGCCTTGGATAGATATGCAAGTTAACGCAGTTGAGCATACCAACTTTTTTGAAAACCGTGCTACCGAGTATGCTAAGGCTAGTACACAAGGAAATTGGCAGGATATATTTAAATGACAGAACAGTTACAACCAACTATCACTATAGATGGAGTTGAGCATGATGTTGCAGATTTAAATGATGAACAGAAATCTATCATTGGACACTTACAATTATGTGACCAACAGATTGCTCATTATCAGAATATGTTAGCATTAACTCAAACTGCAAGACAGGCCTATATAAATGACTTAGGTAGTCAACTTAATACAGCAGAAGATAAAGAATGAATATCTATATAGGGTATGAATCATCTCACCCAGAAATGTTTGAGGTGTGTAAAGAATCTATACTTAGGTTTAATCCTACGCATAAGATTTACCCTTTGATTAAGTCTGATTTACAGGAACAAGGTATCTATACTAGAAAAGAAGAAAGTGCAAGTACAGAGTTTGCTTTCACTAGGTTTCTTGTTCCTTACCTGTCTGACTATACTGGGTGGTCATTATTCTGCGATGGAGACTTCATGTGGCGATGTGACCCACAAGAAATAGTACATCACAAAAATTCACACAAATCCGTCATGTGTGTAAAACACCCACAATTTATTTTAGAAGATAAAATAAAAATGGACGGAAAGATAAATAGACCATACAAGAAAAAGTATTGGTCTTCACTAATGTATTTCAATAATGCATTATGTAATTCACTAAGTTTGTGGTATGTCAACAACGCAGCCCCAGTACATCTACATGGTTTCTCATGGGCTTTAGGGCATGATGATACTGACGGCGTTGGAGACTTACCCGCATCATACAATGCTATGGTAGGTTACTATGATTTTGGTAACTATGCCAAAGCAGTTCACTTTACAGACGGTGGCCCTTGGTTAGGTGACCACAATAATTTTAAACACCCACTATACGAGAAAGAATGGATAAACTTATCAGAACAATTGAAGACAAAGAAATCATCTTTGTAGGAAATTCAGTAGAAATATTACAGCATAAGAAAGGAGAGTGGATAGACTCTCATGATATTGTTGTGCGTTTTGGAAAGGGTATGCCAACCCCTGATAAGTATGAATCAATAGGACAGCGTACTGATATATGGATATCTGGTTTTCTTAGAAGTAAACATCAAATATATTATCCAATGGCACTTAAACTCTTAAACAGAGCGAGAGTTGATTTAGACAGCGATGTGTCAAGACATAAAATTGGAAAAGACTGGATAACTATGTTTACAGATGACGAGTTGAAATCTATTTATAAAGAATTCGGTATAAAAAATAACGACTTCCATGCAAAGCGTCCTTCAAATGGATTTATTTCAATCTTATTTTTCACTCGTATGGTTCATGTATGGAAAAAATTGTCATTAATAGGATTTGACTTTTTCGCCAAAGACGCTGGTTTCAAAGTAGGGAATGCTATACCATACTCGTGGCATCTTCCGATAAATACAGTGAATGAGAATCCCCATATGGGAGCCACAGAACGAGGCTATGTAATGGATTTGGTTCGAAAAAATATTTTGGATTGGAAAATTTTGTCAGACCTCGAGGAAAAATCAGTCGATTTTACCTAACTTATAACCCGCCTGAACTAACTTTCTAGTTGTAATCTTTTGTTTTTCTGATTTTAAAAGAATTTGTTCATTCAATCTAGCATTTCTTAGATTCAATGGTATCTTGTCTATCAAGTTTCCATAGAGTTCGAATGGTGTTGCTAGTTGAATCCCTGTTGGTAATGAATAATAATCAGACATCAATACACTATGGTCTATATTTATTGAGTATGACTTTCTTAACATTATATTGTGATTGATACAGTCCTTTGGTCCGATAGCGTCTAACTTAATTAACTTATCAAGTCTACCGTCCATATACAAAGGCATATCTACTGGTTTGAGTTTCATCAACGCCCTAAAAAATACTACATTACTGCAGTTGTTTAGGTACGCATCTATTTGTGGTTCGCCCTTGAATCTAGTTGCAAAATGAGTTCCACCCTTAAAGAACAAGTTCCCATCTCTCATCTTCATCAATGCGTCGTAGTTTACCATAAACATATCCCAATCATATTGTTTAAATGCTACACTTTCCCATTGCGCATCAGTTATATTCTTTCCTTGCGGAACTTTATGATTAATTTTTAGAATGTTATAGTAATTTTTATATGCTGGGTGTTGTCTATACATTAGTTTTCTGTTTAGTACCCCAACTTTATTTTCAAAGTAAGACTCTGGTGGTATATGTCCACTAATCAGTTTACCTGGATTGAATATGTTATTACCTGTAATAACCATAAGTCTTTTACTTGGTCTTTGTGATTCTGGTTTATCCATATACCATCTTCGCATATGAAGTATCATCTTAGAAATATTATTACTTATTCCTGGTAATTGATAGCATTTAATATCTCTAAAGTTTTCCATCGCCCATTCTACTAAGACCTCGTCCCACTCTCCCCATTTAAAATATAGGTGCACGCGGAACTCCTCCGACTTATCAAGTAGAGACGCTAGTGTGAAAGCTGTGTAGTCTTTCTTATATAATATTGCTATATCAATCATTTGTGTATTTTATACTCCCAAAAATTATCTAAATACCTTTCCATTCTATCCTCTGCATCATCATCAAAGTCAAATATTATACCAGACCTTTTTGATGAGAGAATCTTACATATTGCATCGTAAGCTGTGCAGTGTTTTGTATTGCTACATGCTGCATAGAAACTTTCATATGTAACGAGTTTCTTTTCTCTTATCTTTCTAGGATTAGATACTAGTTGTAATTTCTTTCCTAATAATAGTGCGATGATTCCCATTTCACTATTTGGACAGGTTGCTACTTCTTTACAATTAAGTAGTAGTTCATACCCACCCTCTTTTTTATGTAAAACATTTTCTGCCCCAACTTCCATATTCCATTTTGCTATCCAAACAGGAGCAGTTATTGGGTGCGGTTTTACTTTAAAACCTTGCTCTTTTACGAGTTCTTTGACTTTTCTAAAGTTAATCAATGGGCCATTCATTAAGTTACTGCCTGGCGGAAAGATAACTTTGTCATAAAACTCTGTATTCCATTGTAATGAATACTTGTTTTGTAAGTTTGCTTTTATCTTACTAATTCGTTCTTCATCAATTTTTATATCTGAATCAACGATACTTTGTAAGATTTTATCATTAATTTTTACTGAACTAACTCTCATGTAAATACCTTTACCAAGAAAGTCAGTATATAACCAGCCCCTTATAGTTTTGACTTCATTAGTATTAAACCATAAGTCATATTCAAAAGGTGCTCCTCTATGAGATTCAGGTATAATTCTTTTCTTGAATTTATTAAGTAGTTCTAAATCTTTCTTAGGTCTAAAACTACTACCTGATTTCATAAAGTGAGTTGGGATATCTCCTAACTCCTCATGTATACTCATTTGTTCAAGAGGTTTATTAGGTTTTATTGGTCTGCCTTCTTCCATTCCTTAACCTCTTGAATTAATTCAAATAATCTTTTTTCTATATTTTTCATGCGGTCTTCGTTTTCACCTATGGTATCGAAGATTGCGCTCATCATACTCTCGAGTTTCTTATTTACATACTCAGGAGTGACTTCGTTCTTTTTAAATCCTGCCATTCATTAACTCCATTTAGAGCCGTCCCAGAAGGAAGCCCCTAAATCGGAGGCGCTTGATACTTCAGTATCGAATATTGTTCCTGCTGAGCTGGCTGTTATTCTTTCGTAAACAACTGTATCTGTTGCAGTAGCAAATACTGTCAGATGGTCAGTTGTAATTGTTGTGTCTGTTGCTCTTGTTGTTTCAAATGTTGTTGTTGTACCTGCTTCTTCTGTTCTAGTTGTTTCAAATGTAGTTGTTGTAGCAAATGCAGTTTCAAATGTAGTTGTAGTAGACTTACTTGTCGCTGTTGCTCTAGTTGTAGCAGTTGTTTCTGTTGTATTAAATGTAGTAGAAGTTGACCTACTTGTGTCTGTGCCTCTACTTGTACCTGTTGTAGTATCGGTATTAAATGTAGTTGTAGTAGACTTAGTTGTATCTGTTGATGCAGAAGTACCTGTTGTAATTGTAGTATCAAATGCAGTCGTTGTAGATTTACTTGTTGCTGTTGCTCTTGTTGTAAGTGTTCCAAGAGTTGTAGCATAAGTCGTTGTAGTATTCTTACTTGTATCTGTTGCTCTACTTGTACCTGTGGAACTAGAAGTATTGAATGTAGTTGTAGTATTCTTACTTGTTTCTGTTCCTCTACTTGTTGCTGTTGTAGTATTTGTATTAAATGTTGTAGTTGTAGATTTACTTGTTGCTGTCGCTCTACTTGTAGCAGTTCCACTAGAAGTATTGAATGTAGTTGTAGTTGCTCTACTTGTACCTGTTGCTCTTGAAGAAGTTCTACTTGTACCATATGCTGTTTCATAAGATGTACCTCTAGTTGTAGAAGTATTATCTGTGTAAGCAGTTGTAGTAGTATAAGCAGTTGTTGTACTTCTACTTGTACCTGTGGCTCTACTTGTATTTGTATTATTTGTAAAACCAGTATTATCTACATAAGCAGTTGCTGTATTTCTAGTTGTATTAGTTACATTAGTAAACCCTGTATTATCTTCATAGGCAGTACTTGTATCTCTCGCTGTGTTTGTAGCGTTTGTAAATCCTGTATTATCTGTATACGCTGTTGCTCTACTTGTATTTGTATTTCTTGTAGAGTTATATCCAGTAGAGTTTGTAAACCCTGTTGAATTTGTAAATCCTGTATTTCTAGAAGTGTTTGTACTTCTGGCAGTATTTGTATTATTTGTAAATCCTGTGTTCCTACTTGTATTCGTACCTCTAGCAGTATTGGTATTTCTAGAAGTATTGTAGGCGGTGTTCCTACTTGTGTTTGTGTTATTCGTAAACCCTGTTGCATTTGTAAACGAAGTATTATAACTTGTTGAGTTTGTAAATGATGTAGTATACGAGGTGTTCCTACTTGTTGCTCTAGAGGTGTTAGTGTTAAACTCCTCTGTGTTTACAAAGGTTCCGCTTTCTTCTTCCTCTGTTGATAAAGTAAATGTTAAGTTTGTAAACGAGGTGTTATAACTTGTTGACCTACTTGTGCCTCTAGAAGTGTTGGTATTTCTACTTGTACCCCTAGCAGTATTAGTGTTTCTAGAAGTGTTTGTAGAGTTTGTAAATCCTGTTGCTCTACTTGTTCCATAAGATGTAGAGTTTGTAAACCCTGTATTATCTGTGTAAGCTGTACCCCTACTTGTATTTGTACTGTTTGTAAATCCTGTATTATCTGTATAGGCTGTTGCTCTCGATGTATTTGTGTTTCGAGCAGTATTAGTGTTTCTACTTGTACCATAAGATGTAGAGTTTGTAAATCCAGTATTTCTAGAGGTATTTGTAGACCTAGCAGTGTTTGTGTTGTCTTCGTAGGCGGTACTTGTATCTCTTGCTGTATTTGTAACCCTAGCAGTATTGGTATTATCTTCGTAAGCAGTTGCTGTATCTCTACTTGTATTTGTAGACCTAGAAGTATTTGTATTATCTTCGTAAGCAGTAGTTGTATCATACGCAGTTGTTGTACTTCTACTTGTTGCTGTTCCTCTACTTGTGTTTGTACTATTTGTAAAACCAGTATTCCTAGTTGTTGTTATCGTCGTGTCATACGAAGTCGTATAGGTTGTAGTTGTATTGTACGAAGTAGTTGTAGACCTATCTGTCTCAAAAGTTGTAGTTGTTGTATAATTTGTTGTTGTATTAAATACAGTAGTAGTCGACCTAGTAGTATTATAGGTTGTAGTTGTAGTATAATTTGTTGTAGTAGTAAACGTAGTAGTTGTAGACCTTGTAGTTTCAAAAGTCGTTGTTGTATTAAACGCAGTTGTAGTTTCAAAGGTCGTTGTAGTTGACCTAGTTGTATCAAAAGTAGTTGTAGTTGTATAGGTAGTATTAGAATCAAAAGTCGTAGTTGTAGACCTAGTTGTTTGATACGCTGTTTCTGTATTAAACAGAGTTGTAGTAGTGAAAGTCGTAGTTGTAGACCTAGTTGTATTATAAGTCGTAGTTGTTGTATACTGCGTTGTTGTAGTAAATGTAGTTGTGGTAGCCTGTGATGTCTCAAAGGTTGTTGTAGTATTATAAGTTGTAGTTGTATTAAATACAGTTGTAGTTGCTCTTGTTGTAGAGATAGTTGTATCTGTACTTCTAGTAGTGTTAAATGTGGTTACAGTATCTGTTGCCCTGTTTGTATCAAAGGTTGTATTTGTTGCAAAAGCAGTTTCTTGTGTTCCTGAGATATAGGTTGTTTCTGTATTTGTAGACCTACTTGTTTCATGCACAGCACTAAACGGCCCTTCAAGAGAGCCGCCGTTGTTCACGAACACCTGATTTACTCGTCTAAGAGTTCCACCGTCATTGACGGCAATAAATCTGATAGTTCGGAGTGTTCCGCCATCATTAACAAATATTCCCATTATATTCCTCTATTAATATACGAAGAAAATGTGACCATCATTTGTACTGCCTACTCCAGTAGGTGCAGTAGTAGTGATTGTGAACGGTAGTCTTGACTTTGCTATAGTTCCACTTCCAAGTTTGTCAGTACTAACTGACCCTTGAAATGCTCTACTAGAGTCAATTGCTTGTGTTCCATCAATTTTGATACCTGCGTCTTCGATGTTAAAATCTAATTTCTGTCCCATTGTTATACCTCTATCGTTGTTCTGATATACTTATACGCCATTGTGTCTGTTGATGCTGGCGTTGCTCTTAACCTTACATTACCACCTGATATATCAGCATCGAATGTTGCTTGCGCACCATTGTCAAATATAGAAGCGTACTGTGTAAGATAAACGGTTGACCCATCATGGAATAATACTATCTCTAAAGATTGATAGTCACCATCAGTTGAGTTTACTACTTGTACTAAATACTTAGCAGTTCTAAATGCTGATGCACTAAATGAATCTACTGTAAACTGTGATGTTGCAGTTGAACTTGCTGTACCTGTATGGAAACCAGCAACTTCGTCAAGATGTAACATTTGTGGTGGGTTACTATCTTGAACACCTACATTACCTGTAGTTACTATTGTTGCTCCATTTATTTGACCACTATAAGTAACATTACCTGTCATTGTTTGTCCAGATAAAGCATCTGATTTAAGTTCAGAAGATGAAACAGCATTTGCTGATATTTCACTTGCTCCGACAGCGTTTGCTTGTATCTTTGCCGCTGTTACAGAGTTACCTGCTAGTTGAGCAGTATTAACCTGTGCGTCATCGATATGCTTAGTAAGAATACTATTCTGTGCTATCTTTGTGCCGTCTACTGCGTTATCTGCAATGTTGCCTGTTGCTATGGTATTCGCTGCTATCTTACCTGATGTTATTGCATCATCAGCGATATCTCCTGTTGCGATTGTTCCATCTAGTATCTGGTCAGTAGTAATCTGCCCATCATCAATATGTCTTGTTAGAATACTATTTGATGCAATCTTTGTACCGTTGACAGCATTATCTGCTATGTCTCCAGTAGCAATAGTGTTTGCTGCTATCTGTGTAGTTGTAATTAAACCGTCAGGTATATGTATAACTCCGATAGAGTTCTGAGCAATCTCACTTGCTCCAACAACATTCTGTGCTATCTTAGCCGCTGTAATCGCATTGTTTGCTATATCGCCTGTTGCAATTGTACCATCTAATATCTGTGCAGAAGTAATCTGACTATCATCTATATGTTTTGTTAGAATACTGTTCTGCGCAATCTTTGAACCGTTTACAGCATTATCTGCAATCATGCTGTTTTCTACAGCACTTGCTTGTATTGTTGCTGAGCCTGTTACATTTCCACTACCATCAAAAGATGCAGATGTCCAAACGACATCTCCTGTCATTCCAATAGTTCTTCCTGTTGCTAATGCAGTTGCTGTATCAGCATTACCTGTAACATTACCTGTGATATTACCATAACCCATGTTAAAGTCAATATCGGCTTGTGCGTAACCTGTTCCACTAGTATTAACTGTTGTGGTTGGTTGTGATTGTAAATTTCTAAAGAATGTCCATCTAGAGTTACTTGCGTCTCTAAATATACCAGCATATTCATCTTGTGACCCACTATCATCATATAGTCCATAGAAACCAATGTCAACTGCGTCTGATGAGTTGTTGGTTGTTGCTAATGATATCATTGGGTCTGCAACTGTTAGTGTTGTTGATGAAACAACTGTTTCTGTTCCAGATACTGTTAGATTACCTGAAACTGTTAAATCTGATACTGTAAAGTTTGCTGAACTATCTAACTCATCGGCTCCGACTGCATCTGCTGCTATCTTTGCTCTTGTTACTTGGTCTGCTCCAAGATGTATTGTATCAATACTGCCTGTTACTAGTTCTGCGCTATCTACTGAGTTTGCAGCGAGTAAGTCCGCAGTTACAGTTCCACTTGGAATCTGTGTTGCTGTTACAGAGTTATTTGCTAGTTCTGAACTACCTACTGCGTTTGCTGCTATCTTTGCTGAAGTTATTGCATTATTTGCTATGTCTCCAGTCGCTATTGTTCCGTCCAAGATTTGGTCGGTTGTAATCTGTCCATCATCAATGTGTTTTGTTAAGATAGAGTTTTGTGCTATCTTAGTACCATCTACTGCATTATCTGCTATATTACCAGTAGCAATAGTGTTTGCAGCAATATCTGCTGATACAATAGTACCATTTACTATCTTGGCTGATGTGATTGAATTGTTTGCTAAATCTGCTGTTACAATCGTACCGTTTGCTATACTTCCAGATACGACTGCATTGGCTGCTAATTTAGCGGCTGTTACTGCATCATCTGCAATATCGCCTGTTGCTATTGTGCCATCTAAAATTTGGTCTGTTGTTATCTGACCATCGTCTATGTGTTGTGTCAAGATTGCGTTATCTGCAATCTTAGCGCTAGTTACTGCATCGTCTGCTAACTTAGCGGTGGTTACATTTCCTGCTGCTATATGTATAGTATCAACACTACCTGTTACTAATTCTGCACTATCAACTGAGTTTGCGGCAAGTTGTGTTCCTGTAACAGCATTACCTGCTATCTCTGAACTACCAACTTGGTTTGCGGCAATCTCTGCTGAAGTAATAGCATTTGCGGCTATCTTTGCAGTGGTTACTTGACCTGAGCCAATATGTATTGTATCAATACTACCTGTAATTAATTGAGCAGAATCTACTGAGTTTGAACCCAATGCTGCTGTGTTGATTGCATTATCTGCTACAGCTGTAACCGCTGTATCTTGTAATTGTGCTGCCCCAATAGCGTTAGTTGCAACTTCGGAAGTGCCAACAGCGTTTTCTGCTATTTCACTTGAACCTACTGCGTTTGCCGCTATCTCACTGGCAGTTATGGAATTACTGACTATCTCAGTAGTTCCGACTGCGTTCGCCTCAAGGGTAGAGACTAATGCGTTTTGTTTTCCTATGAGAGACATATTATGTTTGCTCCAAATATGAGAGCGTTACATCTATCGAAGATGCGACATTGCTCTGTACCTTGATTGCGTCTCCTGCTTCTAAAACAACTTTACCGTCTCCACCTACTGCTACAATTGTTGTGCCACTAGGTATTGGTGTACCGTGTGTTAGACTTATATGGGTAGAAGAACTTGAATCGAAAAACTGTGCAGTACCCTCAATCGCTCCGCCACTTTGATTACAAAGATATAGACCGATTATTGTACTTGTAGTTCCTGATGGACAAGTATATACAGTTGTAAGCGATGTGCCTACATCTGCGCTTGTTGCTGTTTTAAAGTTTGATGCCATCTTATTATCCTAATGCTATACTCATTGCAAGAACATCGGACAAATCCACGGTAGCATCTGGGTCATTAAAGTTTGCTACCGCTACGATTGTTCCGTCTTCTTTCTTTGTGTATATCTTTTTATCAGAAACATTCATAGCAATTTCGTGAGTTGCTAAATCCGACCCTGTCGGTACATTTCCTACTGTTTCTGACCTTTTTATTTTTATAGTTTGAGCCATTCCTAGAATGTACCTCCATCTAAGGTGTTACTCCATGTAACTGTGGAAGATGCTCCGACTTGTAAAATTTGTCCTACTGAATTTGTAGAATCATAAGTTCCTATTGAAAGTCTTGAATAACCACCGTTTGAACCGTTTGCTCCAAATAGAATATCTCCATTTGCAGTTGCAGTTATACCTTTCAATCTTATTGTATCTGAGTTGATTTCTATTGCTTTATCATCAACATTAACTGATAGAGTGTTGCCTGACTTAGCAAGTCCAGCCCCACCTGAAATCTGTCCAGCACCTGAGAATTGTGTAAATAGAAGTGAATCACTTCCGAGTGTAGCAGTACCTGTTACTGATGTTAATACATAAGCATTATCTGCATTGTTTGACCCTTCTTCAACAAAGGTGAATAAACCACCTGTAACTTGCGTTGAAGAATCTGCATCTGTTACCCTTGTTAAAACAAAGGCATTACTGCCGTCACCCACAGTTGTTACACTATAGATACCGTTATGTGCGGCTGAAGACTGGTCTTTTACTAATATTCTGTCTCCAGCTGAAGGAGTTACACCATCAATTGATAGTGCTCCGTTTGCGTCTGCTGTAAGAGTTGCTCCAACTCCGGACGACCCATTATTATATGAGGCCGATAGGTTTGCTGTAGTACCTACTCTTACTGAATCTTTTATGTCTAGTGCTTGTTTTACACTATCAACATATGACTTGTTTGCTGCGTCTGTACTTGATGTAGGTGTCGCAACATTCTGTAATCTGTTAGACCCGAAGTCTACTGTTTGTGAACCTGCTACTGTTAGTCCAGCGTCAAAGTCTGCTGATGCTCCGAAAGTTGGAGTACCAGTAACTGTGATTGCATCACTTGAAGCATTACCTAAAGTTATTGCTCCGTTCAATGCGGTATCGCCTGAAATTGTTAAGTCTGCGCTACCTGTTATGTCGCTTGTTACTGCTAAAGTACCAGCAACTGCTGTGTTACCTGAAGAAGCATTTACTGTAAACTTGTTTGTTGCAACATCAAAGTTACCATCAACTCCTAAAGTTGTAGTTACATCTAATGAAGCGCCAAGTGTTACTGCACTTGATACATTTAATGTGTTGTTTAAGTCTACTGCTTTTGCGATTTCAATTTCTTCACTACCGTTTGTAGTGATAAATTTCATGTATGAGTTTCCACCCTCATTGATGTCTAAAGCAGCGGCTTGGTTATCGGGTATTGTTAATGAGTTTGCTTGACCATCTAAATCTAATGTACCACCATGCGTTATTATTAGATTTCCAGCAGGAGCAATTGTTAACGCTCCAGAAGCTGTTGAGATTGTGTCACTTGAACCCGTAACTACGATGTTACCAGATTTTAAAGAGTCTATCTTGCTACTTGCATCTACAAGGATTGCTGAACTCGCGGTTAGTGTACCAGCAGTGTGATCTAGCATATTTACATATACTTCACCCCCTATGGTTGTAACTGCTGACGTACTTGGGTGTCCTACGAATAGTTTATTAGAACTACTAGAATAGGCTAACTCACCAGCACCTAGCGATGTAGGAGCAGCGGTGGTATTACTCCTTTTAATCTTAATTGTTTGTGCCATTATTTAATTTCCTATACGAGCTTAAAAGCTCCCTGCGTCTATCGTGTCTGAATCTGACGAATTGTTACCAATCATTATTGGAACAAATTGAAATGTTCCAGAACTGACTTCACGATAAATCTTTAACTGATTATCATCAGTATCATAAAATAAATCCCCTTCTGCTAACCCGGTTGAGCCTGCAGTTGGCGCTGTTGTTTGGGTGTAGAATTGATTCGCTAAATGATCTAGCGCGGCTCCTACTGTGGTTATCCCTGCTAACTGGCCTGGGGCATCTGTATAACTTACGGCGTCGGCATCACTAACAGAACCTGGTATTGCACTGGTTATTGTTAGTTCAGTGGTACTTGATGTTGCAGTGATAGATGTTGTTAGGGGAGTAATAGTTAGTTTAACAGCCATTATCGTGTTACCTCAGCGGTGACTCTTGCCACACCTTGAATTAGTCTAGTTACAGTACTTGCTGAAGTGTTCACTAATTCTAAGTCATAATAATATTTACCTGCTGCTATACTAGCAGTGGTAGTGTTGTTCAATTCCATTTTTATTTTTCCTTCGGAAGCAGACACTATTGAACATGTAAAGTCTGCGGTTTTAGTAGTAGAAGTTGGTGACGGTCTTAATTGCGCACGAGCAGTATGGGTAGACAAATTACTATCTGTCCCATCTTGTGATACTTGAATTTGTAGTGCGTAATCAGAACCTTGGTCGATTACGATATCGTATGTACCTGCTGCCATTTAACTTTTACTCCTATATGCTAAATTATACCAAAAATATGAGGTGATGTCAAGAACTATTTTTGAGCGGTTATGATTTATCCTCATGAATTAGGGTATTTATCTTTTACAGCCTTCCTTGCGAGATAGAATCCCCCAGTTTTTGCTGCATCTCCGAACTTACCACTATCAATGTCATGGTATAGTAAGTCTAATTGTTCATTAGTAGTAGTATAGTATCTACTTCTTTTATCTGACCATGTTGCTCCAGATTTTGTTAAGTTTATATTCATTGTCCGTACCTCTTAACAGTTATTTTTGTTCCTGTTGCTTTCTTGTATCCATCTTTTGAAAAGTTTATTTGATATATTCCTGGTTCTGTTGCAGTAAATGTCAGAGTTGTATCTGACATAGTACCTGCTACTGCACCATCTACAGTTACTACTGTCCCTGCTGGTAGACCTGTAACATTTACTACACCATCTACACTTGGGGTTATTGTGCTGTAAGTTGGATTAAAAACTGATTTTTCTACGACATCATCTCCTGCCGTATTTACACAGTAGTCATCTACAGTTAGAGTTGTATCAGTATCCTTACTTAAATAACTAAGACCTGCATTTTGCTGCTCAGTTATTATATCACTAGTAACTGTACCGTTAGTACACCACTGAATCTCTTTATTTGAATTATTATAAAATATATGCCACATTAAAAACTTTCTCCGTTTAAAAAATTCTCTTCTTTAAAAATTACGTACGCCACTACTAACACGGAAGAGTCGTGAGCACTTAGGCCTACTTGCTGAATATAACTTCTCATAGCATTTTCCATAAATAAGGTAGTTGTACTGATTTCAGTATAAAGACCTCCATCGCCTGAAAATACTTCTTCAAATTCTTCACAGTTTCCATCATCAGATTCTTCAATACATTCTTCTTCTGTAAGAGTAGTCCAGACAGGAGTATAAGTTGTGTCTACTGTTCCTGTTCCAGAACCTGCACTAGTTCCTCCTCCTGATACTTGGTCTAAAGTATTCCATCTAACACAATAAGCAGGAATATATCCTAAGTTATGTGTTATGGTTTTTTCATAGTTATTATAAGTTACTCCATTCCATGTTCTTGTAAAATTTTGTCCTGTTGTATCATTATATGCAGGTAATATACATTCTCCATATGAATGAACAATTAAACTTGATGCTGCATTTGAATCAAAAGACAAAGGAGTTGTTGATGTAGAATCTGTTACATCTACTCCAGACCTTGAAACAAATACACCTTGTTTAGTCCCACGTTTACCTAATAATACTCTATTTGCCATTAAAACCTCGCATTTGCTGAAAAACTAGGTAATATCGCAAATCTTAAATTTGCTGAGCCACCTGATACATTTGTTATAGTTGCACTTGATGTATTAAAAGAATTAATTGTAAAATTATTTGCAGTTATAGATTGGTTTGAGCCAGAACCTGAAAGATTAAATCCTCCTCGAAAGAAAGGTATAATTCCATTTGCCCAGTTAAAATTTGAAAAAGAAACTGTTGCTGTTGCTCCTTGTGCTACACTACCTGTAGTTCCTGAAGTAACAGGAGTTGTAGCCGTTGTGTCTACATTTTGTAACTGAAATAATCCTTTTATATCAGTTGACCCTCCTGCATCTGTATCAAAAATTAATTCATCTGCTGTACAAGTAGTAACATCTTTTCCAGGTCTACTTACCCATAGACCGTAGTTACTTGTTCCTCTTGCAGTTGATCCTCTTCCTATTAATATTCTATTTGCCATAATCTATCCAAAATATGTACTATTCATATATCCCCATGCACATGGTATTCTTAGTACAAAATAACTCACATCAAATGCATCTTCTTTTGATGAGTTAACTTGGTCATAGTTTCTACCATCTGTAGGTCTTACTCCAAAGAATACTTGTGAGACTTCTTGCGCTACATTTGCAGTACAAGGCGTTACTGTTGATGTAGTTGTTTTCCATACACTCACATTTGAAACCTCACCTCCACCTGCATTTGTATCTCCATATAGTAAAAGTCCATTATTTCTTTCTGAAAATACTACTATTGGAGGATATCCTAAACTTGTTTTACTTCCTGTAGTTAGATAATTATCTGAACTATTTGCTAATTGTAATCCTGTTGCTCCTGCATACACAAGTCCTGTTCTTCCAGCAGTAGAGTCAAATAATAAGTTTTTATCTGCTGTTGTTGTAACATCAAAACCTTCCTTTGAAACTTTTATTCCAAAGTCACTACCCATTTTTCCTACTAAAACTCTATTTGCCATTATGAACTATCCGCTATAACTATACGCGGGCCTCCGTTTCCACTTCTTGAATCTATATCTATTGAGTTGTTTGCAACAGCAGTAGTACTATCTGATAAAAATTGTGTAGTACCTGATGTGAGTTTTATTCTACCTGCTGTAACTGATGTTGATGCTGTAAATAGTGTTTGAATTACTTGTGCAGTAGTTAAGTTAGATACATTTCCTAATCCAACATCTGCTGCAGTTGTTCCTGCTCGTATGTCAGCGGCTGAAGTATTATCTACATTTCCTAACCCAACATCTGATTTAGTTGTACCTGCCCTAATAGTAGCCGCACTTACATTATCAACATTTCCAAGTCCAACATCTGATGCAGTTGTGCCAGATCGTATAGTTGAGGCACTTACATTATCAACATTTCCAAGTCCAACATCTGATGCAGTTGTCCCTGACCTAATGCTAGATATAGATGATGTTGCTGCATCGCCTAGTCCTGAAACATCACTACTTGTTATATTCAGACCTGATGCTGAAATAGTTACTGCTCCTGCGGTACCTGTTGAACCATTTATGGATTGTATTGGTGCTGCTGCAGCGGCTTGTGTTGTATTGACAAAGCCACTATCATTTGTTAAACTTCCAATAGTAAGACCACCAGTTCCAGATAATTTTATTCTATCTGCTGTGATTGTTCCAGTAGCAATATTACCACCATCAATAGTTGTAATTGCTGTTCCGCCCTCACTAAAAGTTCCGTCACTAAAAGTAACTACTCCAGAGAAGTTTGTATGTTGTACAATAGTACTATAACTTACAGTACAAGTTGATGAACCTGCACTAGATTCTGTTCCAAAATATCTTACAGTCCAATGAGTGTTTTGTGTTGGGTCTTGTGTTCTTGGTTCGTTTGTCCATTTATTTACTGCAGAAGTATCTGCTAATGCTAGAACTTCTGTTGCTCCACTACCACCGTCTACATCTCCGGTAGCGAATCTATAAGTAGTTGAGCCTGGCGCACTTGGTGCTCCTGATGTTGTTTTCTCGTAGTATAGATAACCTTGTATTGACCTTAGTCCATCATCACCATCACTACCTACAACTCCATCTGTTCCTTTCAATGCTTTTGTTAGTGTAATAACTCTTGTAGCAATTGTGCTTCCTGCCGCTAAGTCTGAGACTGTTACTGTAATTGTAGCAGAACTTGATGCAACTGCACTTACTGTAATTACACCACTTCCACTTACTGCGGCAGTACAACCAGAGGCAGATATTGATAAACCAAATGTTGCTGCTGCAGTTCCACTTGATGCAAAACTAAATGCAGTCGTACCTTTCGATACTGTATAAGAACAACTAAATGCATTTATCACAGAACTTGATAAAGTTCCTGATGAATCTGAAGATAAGAAAGTATGGTTTTCATTACTTCCTGCTACATTATATGCGGGCTCACCTTTAGTAACTCCGAATAGAGTTAGTGTATAACTTGTAGAACTGTTTCTTTTGACTGACCCAAATATACTATCATTGGCATAGTCAACTAGAGTAGTTGGTTTTGAGAAAGCACCACCTGATATATCTACAGGTATCGGCTCGTCTGCTACAAGTGCTGTGTTGCTTGATATTTCTCCTGCTCTGAAGTAATAATCTACTGAACTAACTGTTGCTTTGAATGGATTAAATGTTGCAAGTTCACTGCTAAATGCTGTGCCACTACCTGTTACATCTCTACCAATATCACTTTGTGTTGCTGAGATTGTACCTGTTGCGGTAGCATATGGAGAGCCACCAACTGCAAAGTATGCGTCAGAGGCACTATGTTTTTCTCTTGCTACGAAAGCTTCTGCACTTTTATCGAATAGTATAAATCCTGTTTCACCATTTGATAATCCACTAAAGTCTAGATTAGATTGATTTGATACGGTAGTAGTTGCTCCAAGTGCTGAGTAATTAAAATCATCAGGAGTAAAACTTACAAGTCCTGTTGTAGTATTTAGTTCAATAGAAGCATTAGTTAGTGTACCTGTTTTATTTACAGTATATTGTGCACCTTCGTCTTCTTCTCCTAAGTTTACTGTCTGGAAGTTTACATCAAAAGTACCAGAAACTACTGGCGATGCTTTACCTAGCATATTGAATACTCTTACTCTTATATAGTATGTTTGTGATACTGCGTCTTCTAGTGCAAAGTCTGTACCTGTTGTACTACCTGCTGTTAAGAATTTTACATTATCAGTAGAGTATTCGACTACATATTCTCTTACAAATGCGTAAGAACTTCCATCTGCGTTCTTTGGCTCTTCCCATGTGATATCTAAAACATTTGTTTTTACACCATCGGACAAGAGTCTCTGACTTGTAGATGTTCTTAGTTTTGTTACATTTGGAACTGAATCTCCTGAGTTTGGTAAGAATAAAGTATTGTATTCTTTGATTGGTTCATTCTTATCAACATTATCAAACTTAGTTGGGTTATACTCTAGTGCAGTGATTGAGAAACTCATATCTTCATCTTCTGCTAAAGATACTACTCTAAATTGTTGTGCTACTTGTTCTGTTTTTCCAGTTGATAGTGAAGGTCTTTGTATAACAAACATTTGGTCAACAACTGGCGCTGTGCTATAATTACCTGATACAGTAATAGTTGTTTTACCATTACTTGTTCCATCTATAGTTGCAAGAGTTTTTTCTTCAACATAACTATATGGAGTAAACTGTGTGAATACAGTATTACCACTATCATCTTGTATTTTTTGAGAAGCCTCAATAGTAGTTATACCTGATATGATATCTCCTCTTACAAAAGAAGACCCACCTATAGTTGCAGAGTCTTGTGCTAGTAAACATTTTTGTCCTGAGAAAGAAATACTAACTTTATAATCGCCTACTGCATAACCAGAATCAAGTGCAAACTCTCTATCGAGTGTAAAGGTATTTGTATCTGTTACTGCACTTATTCTTCCGCCCCATGACTTACCTTGTTTTCTTTTATCAAGAACATTGATAATATCCCCAGGTTGTAAGAAACTTGCATTTATAGAAGTTTTAAAACTGACTGTTTGAGTATTAAGATTCTCACTTAACATCTTCCATTTACCTAGTCGTCTTGCCTGTCCTCTTGATGTACAACCAAAAGCAACTAACTTAGAAGGTTTTACAAAGTCATCGTCTAATTGTAATACTTCTTCATTCTCAACATATTCTTCTCTTTTTCTGTATAAGTCTTTTGGGTTGTTCCAAGTAACAATAACTTGATTACTTCTAGATTTAAGTGCGCTACCTTCATATTCAAACTCTCCATTTATAACATTACTATTTGAGAATTGATACACAGGGTCTTTTTCTGAATCTTGGATAACAACTGCTTCTCCATTCTTCCATACAATCATACCTCTCATGACACTTGCTAAGTCACTAATAACTTTGTATGCTTCTGCTTTTGTCTGTAAAACTACATTAGCAGCAAATCTTGGTTCATGTAATCCTGTACTACCACTTGGTATATAGTTAGCGTCACTAGTTGCAAATAAAGATAAAAAGTCTGCTGCTGGTATATTGGCAGGAACAAGTTCATCACAATATCTACCGATACCGAATAGTTCCCATTTATTTATTTGTGCTGCTGTGATATAGTTTCCTAAACCATATCTTTTGTTAGTCATTAAATCATAAAGAATCCATGCAGGGTTATTAGACCATGACTGATAAAAACTACCGTCCCAATCTTGTTCAGTTGTAGTTATCTTTTCAGTACTTGGACTTCTTCTGTAATGAGCAGGAATAAAAGTTTTCTCTACGGCACTTACTGTTGTAGTTGCACTAGAAGTTGCTCCTGTAATAGTACCACCAGTTATTGGCACATCTCTAGTACTTGCTCTTCCTCTGACATAGATAGTGGTTGACCCAACGATTTTATCAATAACCATACTTGCAACAGAAACTGTAATCGTACCTGATGGACTTGCTAAATCAGAAGCCTCTGAATCAAGAGGCACTTCATATGTTATTTTTGTTGTGCTTGTTACAATACAGTCAAAAGTTCCGTTGTAGTTACTAACCGAAGCTCCTGCTACCGTAAGTTGAATAATGTTACCAACAGGAAGACCGTGTCCACCATTAATTGTTATAGTTGCAGTCTGTTTCTTTGTTTCTGTATCTCTAGTACCGCCTAAAGCACTTGCTGTGATTCCTTGAGAGATAGATTCTCCCGTTTGGAAACTTGATGTACTTGCGACAGTTAACTTAAGGCCATCGTAATCGCAAGGAACATAGTTTGTTGGTACAGATATTAATTTACCATCAATCTCATATCCACGCTTGGGGATACTATTGAAGTTTTCTGCGTCTATGTTTCCAGCAACATATGCAGTAAAAGGGTATTCCAGTTTGTCAGCAATCGATGCTTCAATGCTCTCTACGAAAATGTCGTTAGATACCTGGTTATTGTCATCACTACTTGGCGACCCTGACAATCTAGTAACTTCTATCGCCCAGTCAAGTATGCCCTCGTCATCTTTTATATCCTCAATATTAAAACCAAATGTATGTGCATATTTTGCAGTACACTTACCTCTAAATCCTGTATTAAACATTGTTGCAGTTTTTGTAGTTCCTGCATTATTTACATATCTTAACTTAATACTGAAGTTTACACTTGTTTCATGTTGGTCACCTTTTTGTTTTCCTGTTTTTACTAATCTTACCATAGCGTTGGTAAAGATTGTAACTTTTAAATAATCAGCGTTTCTTTTCTCAAACTGTGAACTAGAAATAGTAAAATATTGTGGTTCGCCATCTTTTAATACTGTTCCACTCTTTTGTTCTACTATTGCTGCAGTAGGAAACTCTGCAAAGAATCTGCCATCTGGTGTTTGGTTTGCTAATCCATTTGCGGTTACAACTTCAAAGTTATCAAAGTTTGCAGTCTTTGAAATATTACCTGTTGCTAAATCAACATCTCTAAGTCTTGTTTCATCAATAAAAATAGAAGCGTCACCATGCACTAATCCCTTGATTGGCCCTTCTGCTATGGCATCAATAAAAGTTGCACTCTGTCTTGCAAATAAGTTATCATCAGCAGCGTAAGACGAGCCTCCGCCTCCGCCTTTACCTCCACCGGATCCTCTGATTATTATTGGTTTAAACTTCTTACTCAATTTGATTTCTTCCCTCGTCATTTCGACCACCACGGCCTCCACCGCCGCCGCCTCCGCCGCCGCCACGACCATAACTTCCTGTATTAGTATTTTGTCCATATTTTGAACCCGGTGTTCTAAAGTTACTAATACCCACTAATTTTCTCTTCGATGAAGCGCCTGCCTTTGACCTCGCTGTTTGCGTAAATATCGAAGCAGATATAGTGGAAGACCCTGTTAATATTCTACCGTACACTAACGGTACAGGGCCACCTTGTCTTGTTGTATTTACTGCTCCACTAAATAAATAGTTTTCTGCCCTTTCTTCTGCGTCTCCTGTGTCTGGTTGTGGAGAAAGCATCTGTATTAGTTGTCCTGCAACCATCATCATACCGACACCTGACATCAGACTTCCTAAGAATCCTACTGTTGAGAATGTTTGTGCACTAAGTGCAGCTCCTCCTGCTACGGCTTCAAATGCTGCTGCGTTTGTTGCCATACCACCAGTCAAGGCACTACTACCTCCTATACCGATTGCAGCAAAGCCACCCGTAGCGGCTATAAGAGCCATACCAACTAATATACTTAGTCCTCTACTTTTTGACCCTTCTACAACAGGTACAAAGTGCATAGGCATACCAACTGGGACAGGGTGTACCATATCCAAGTCGCATTGTACTCCGTTAGGTCTTTCGAGTTCTTTATCTCCAAAAACAATTTCATATGCTAGACTATCTGCTGCATCAATGAGATATTGTTTAAAGCCCTGTCGTTGAACAGCGATTGCCTGCAACGCCTCTGATGGCGAGGCAACATCGAGGTTCCATTCGTGACCGAACTTATCCCCTAATACTCCTTCTAAATAAACTTTTCTCATATCATACTCTCATGCCTAACAACCATTCTTGTAATGTTTCTCCATATACCATTGTAGTTATCTCTGCAAGATAATCTGCTTGGTGCATGATGTAACATTTTAAAGTTGCCCATATAGACGCCCGCGTGGTTTGTTACTTCACTATTTAATGCCATCAATATGACATCATTCGGTTTTAGACTTCCGTCTGTTACTTTTTTAAATCCTTCTTTTTGGTAGTGTTCTACATAAAGGTTTTGTCCTCTTTCCCAGAACTCCCACTCATACTGATACTCTCTGATGTGTATACCGATAGTATCAAAATAATCTTTTATAATTGTATAACAGTCATATGCTCCAAATACAAATGGTCTACCTATCAATGGTAGAATCTCATTCTTGGAGTCTAACTTAATATAGTCTTGTGTGTTAAATATATACCAGGGTATACCTAATCTATCACAAGCAGCCCTATCTAAAGGACTTGGTTCTAAATCACCATGTGGGTGACTATGTACTATTCCAACAACATCACATTCTGCATTTATATCTCTATAATCTTTTGGGTCGATTACAAAGTCATTTAGTTTATCAAATGCTTGATTTTCTGTTGGATAAAATTTCATTCTACCTTTACGAATACCTACAATACCACATGCTTCTTCTGGTATTTTACTTCCTATGTATTCAAATATTTCTTGTTCTACTGCTTCTATCATTAATACAATGCCGCTCCTGGAAAGCCTCCAAATGGTAATGATACATTACTATTCGGTAAATTGACTGGGTTATAAATGTTTGCATATGCGACTGCTCCTGAGCCTCCACCACCTGATACGGTTACTGTTGGATTAGAAGTATATCCGCTTCCTGCATTATTAATTGTATAAGTTGTTACTGCTCCGCCTACAACATTTGCAGTTACAGATGCTCCTGAACCACCTCCTCCAGAGATGGTAACTGTAGGTGTACTACTATAGCCTGACCCTGTTTGTCGAAGTCCAGTAGTAGTATTTATTGCCGCTTGTACAGTTATGATTGAACCACCTACTTCAGGTCTATGTCCATATCTTGTCTTACAAGAATCTAAAGTCTTACCACAGATATCGCCTCGTTTCCAGTAAGAAATATTAGTCGGTCTGATTAAATCTTCTACTGAATCACTTGTGGCGATACTGTGTGCTGCTATACATCGGAACAATGTACGTCTAGTAAGTTGTAAAAACCCTGAGTTTGCTGTGTAAGAACCACTAGCACTATTATCATCTTCAACTGTTACATTTGCTCCACTTACTGCTGTAACATAAAGAGGAACTTGTTTATAGTCATAATTAGTAGTGCCTTTTGCTATTACATAGTCACCTACTGATATGCCGTGTGCTGAAGTTGATAGTTGATAAACTGTTGCGTTACTACCATTTGTAATACCTGCTACTGTAAATAAATCTCCTACCGGTCTTTGATATTCTGCGTACTGGTCTACTGCATAAGACTTGGCTGCATACAAACTTGTCGTTCTATTAGATTGAGTATTTTGTAATCCCCAGTAATTATAAGTATTTTCAGTATATGATGAATCCGTAGTATCTAAAGTTATCTGTGTATTTTCTTTGTCAAAGTATAATATATAATCTACTCCACCAATAGTAAACTCGTTATCGTTCGGCCAATCACAACCTCCTTGGTCAGTATCTTGATACTTCCACGGACAGCGGGCAGCGATTACGGTTCTTCGGGGTAATTTAACCTTTTCCACATCAAACGCACTTGCTAACTCAAATGAAATTTCCACACCGTTTTCAGATGCTTTTCTTTCTATGTAATAAATTTCTCTATTCAACTCTACAGGCGGATTTGTTGTTAAGTACTTACGAAGTGTTTTTCTACGAATAACTTTCGCTCCTAACAGGCCATCGAAGTTAGTAAGATAAGTATTCCAATATGCGTTTATGTTTGCGAACTTGATTGTGGGTCTTGGAAGTGAGCCTGTTCCTTTGTATTCAAAACCATCGGCTTCGACTGGAAAGGCGACATAAGAAACTTGTTGATAATCGGAAGATGTAGTTGACCCGTAATTTGTCTCATTGACTAGACTGTACCATTGAATATTTCCGCCTGTCGCAGTAGAATCATTGTGAAAATAAAGTTTATCAACACCTACTCCACCAATATCTTTTAGTTCTACTTCGAATACTGTTACTAAAGCATTGCCATCAGTAACTCCACCAGAACTTGGTACTAGTGTTTGAAAGTCTGTGTGTAAATTTACGTTGCTCATGACTCGAATACTTCTCTTAGTGTTGCTGTTAAATTATAAAACTCGTCGTATGAATATGTTTTTGTCCATGTATCACATACTACTTTTAGTGTTTCTTCGCTACCTGATTCATTTGAGTCAGGTATAGTGAAACTAAAGTTATCGACTCCACCAAGACTATTGAAGTATCCTGCAATGTCGTCAATGATTGCTTTTGGTTGATTTTTGAAAGTTACTGAGAAAGTTCTTTGAACATTGTTTATTCCATCTCTAACTCTTTGTTCATAACCATCTCCAAATTTTGCTACAAGAACTCTAGGTTTGTATGGTGCGGACATACCTTTATCAGGCACTACTGCTCTACTTCCAAAATTACTTGATGTTGTAAATCCTATTGCCATTATACTCCCGTTCCATTATACGGACTTAGTACTCCGCCTGGTCTTTGTTGTTCTACCATTTCTTTCTGTACAAGTGCTGCTATTGCTTTACCCATGGCTTCCATATTCGGTCCGCCATTACCTGTTACTTGTGTACCTTGTCCGTTTACATTTACATTCACAACAACATTACTTGCACCACCATGCATTTCAACTGGAATACTTCTTCCATCTGGTAGTGGAACAACTGCTTCGTTGTATCTTCCTTCTCCTACTAAGACAGTTGGTGATGTTGCTATACCTCCAGAACGATATCCTCTTGTATATCCTCCTTTTGCCATTGGTATAACTCCACCATTTGCCATTCCCATTCCGAAGCCCATCATATTTAGAGTTGCCATAGCAGCTTGTTGTGCTGCTATTTTTACTAACTGTTGTAGTACTAATGTTGCTAAAGATTTAAATGCCTCTTTAGCCGTAGCAGCCCCTGTTGCTATATCTGCAAACATTTTTTCAAGTCCTGTTGCAAAGGTTTGTTGAAGTTTAAATGCCATTGTTGTTGATTCTTCGTATGCTTTTGTTTGTTCTTCTGCAATGTTCAATCTCAGTTTTTCTTGTTTTATGAGTTCATCATTTGCTATTTTTTGTTCGCCTTTTAAAGTCTTACCTTTATCTTCTAACTCAGTAATTTTATTTTTAACAGCCTGTTCTGCATTGGTAAGTTCAACTATTTTTATCTGTTCTTTTAGTTTTACTGCGGCTGCATCTTTTCTGCTTCCTAATCTTGCAGTAGAAAGTTTTGTTCCTAGTTGACTCATTACTAAGTCTCTTTGTGATTGAATGATTCCTTCTGTTTGTGTAACTTGGGCATTGACCATTGCTAGT